GGGTTTGAGATAGCGGAGTTAGGACTTGGGCACTTCTCATGGGTTGAGCAAATGGAGAACGAGGCGCTGAATGACTAGGCCGGTAATGGATCCTCGATTCATGGAGACGATGGGGGACTACTTCCCATCCTTATGCACTGTCCAACAGGATGAGGGCATAGCGGATGCGCACGGGATGATCGTCCCGGACTGGCAGCCGATAGTAGCCCTGACGGATATCCCGTGCGCGATAGCATCAACGGGCGGGCAAGAGGTAAAACAGGCCGATCAGACCTATGTGGTGGCGAACTTCAAGATCGCACTTAGGGGGGCCTATCCGACGATCACGGAGGCGATGAGAGCGGTCGTTACCGGGCCGAACGCGGGGACGTATGACATCCTTCTCGTCGAAGGAAGCAGCCATGCAAAGGCGACAAGATTGATAGCAAATGAGGTGACATAATGCCAGACAATAAGCAGACGTTCAAAACGGGATTGACAACAATGACTCTCGCAGGGACGGCGTTGCAGTTAGCGTCCTGTCGTATACCGCAAGGGCACAGCGTCTTATTGCTGGCGCACCCTTCGAATACGGGATATATGTACGTAGGAGAGACCAAAGCGCAGGCGGAGGCGCACAACATCGAACTCGATGGCGGGAATAGTGTCCGCCTGTATGTGGACAATGTGCACGATGTGTGGGTAGATTGCGACACTAGCCAGGGAACGGAGACATTGGGATGGATGGTAGAGCTTGACAATGCGGATGTGTAAATGATCTCGATGAAACTGACCGGGGAAAAGGAGTTACTCGCCAAGTTCGAGAAGATCAAGCTCGACATGGCGGATACGTTCGCTGCGGCGCTTGTTGCTGGGGCGGGACCGGTCATCAATGCCACAAAGCAGAACTGTCCGATCAAGACGGGAACCCTGATGCGGTCATACCACATCGGGACGAAGACGCGCAACATAACGGAACCGCAAGCGACGAATGGCGCACCGCAGATAGCATCGAAGGGCGGAGTCGCGCTTGTCGCAGATGAGTTAAGGCGGAGTCGGAGTGCGGAGATACTTGTCGGAACCGATGTGGTGTACGCGCCCCCACAAGAGTTTTTGCATAAACCCCACCTCCGACCCGCCCTTGAATCGAATCGAGGCGAAGTGAACGCGGAAGTGAAGCGGGCGGTAGAGATGATGGTCAGGAAGGCATCACGATGAGTTCCTGGCAAGGGGCATTGAGATCGGTTCTCATAGCGGATGCGGATGTTCTCGCGGCGGTTAGCACGCGCATCGCGCCGATGGTCCCACAGATCCCAACGTTCCCTTGCGTGACGATCGGACAGACCGGGAACAACCAGGATGGGGTGTTGGACTTCAATAACGCACTGGCTCAGGTAACGGTGTGGGACGAAGACTATACGCGATGCGAAGAGACGGCGATGACGATCAGATATGCCCTCCAGCGGTACAAGGGGAGAGTTGACGGAATCAGGTTTGAGGGGATCACGTTCGTAAACGAGATGGATATAACGGACCCGGAGACGGGGCGGTTCACAAGGCCGGCGGATTACCGGCTGAATTACTGGGAGGAGTAACATGCCACTCGGAAGTTACAAACAGCAGACAGCGGTACAAGATGCGGAGACGCTCCGTATCGGGTCGGTCAAGCTAGAGATTGGGCCGTATGGCGGCGGGTATTCGAATGTGGGAGCGTTGCGTAATGCGACGTTCAAGGAGAGTTGGAGCGAGGTTGAAGTCAAGTCTGACAACGCGGGGATCCTTGATGAGGGGATCACTGATCACCAAGTAGAGGTAGCCGGCGACTGGTTCGAGATCAACGTCGCGGCCCTTGGGATTGCCTTTGCCGGAATCGGCACAGCGGACACCGTAGCTGCAGCTCCACTTAGCATCGCCGATGAGCAAGTCGAGGTGAACGACTACGACCTGTCCGAGTTTCTACACAAGAACGGGGATGCGAGTGAGGTCGCTGCGATCGTTGTTGCAGATGCGGCCGCCCCGACGATCACCTATATTCGGGACAATGACTACGTTGTGACGACTAAGGCGGATGGACATACGGCGATCGCGCGGGCATATCCGGCGAGCATCATCACAGGGTCGGTCATCATCGCGGTGACGGGGACGAATACGATCACCCTAAGCGCGGGCGCATTCGATGTGAACCCCGCGCCTGGTGACCACCTCACGCTATCGGGCTTCCTCGCACCGTATACGGCTAATAACCGCGTCGTGACGGTTGTCGAGGTCACTACACTGGACCTTGTGTTTACCGTCGCTGAGACGTTGGTCAACGCGGCCGAAGGCGCTATGGTAGCTGGGACGATTACGATTCTGAATGGTGGAATCGCAGACGGCGCAACGGTCTACTGCGATTATGACTACACTCCGTTGGTCTCGCGCACGTATACGGCTGGCGGGAAGACGAGCAAGACGGCACGTATTTTGCGGCTTACCAACTACGATGTCGACAACAAGGAATGGGTGATGCTGGTTCATAAGGCATACATCGCAGACGGCCTCAATCTGGCATTCCCGCCAGATGACGATCGTAACCCGATGCCATGTCCGATCAGGTTCGTGGGCAAGTTGGATACGGCAAGAACGAGTGGCGATCAGCTCTTCAACATCACTGATTCGCAAGACACTACCTAGCCTATAGGAGGGCGCGATGAGAAAAGGATCAGATGGAGTTTATGACTTCGATGCGTTGGTACCGGAGCCACGAATGGTGCGGATAGGCGGAGAGGTCGTTGACGTCTCCGTCATCCCGCTTGCAGTATCGTTGCAAGTAGCGAAATACTTCGATCGCACACAGGCAGAGATGCTTGCAGCCGCAGCTGATGATTCTGAGGGAGAAGTACTGAGGTTGATGAAACTGGTCTCGAATGTGTGTGTACTCAACAATCCGAAGATCACGGTTGATTTTTTGATGGACAACCTTGACTTTGAAAAGGCCAAAGTATTCAACGCATTTATACTATTTCCAGTTACAGAAAAGGAGCCTGAAGAGGGAAACGCGGTGACGGCCGAGCTACCGTCAAGCTCGGTCGAATCATCGCTGAAGTCGGATATCTCTATCACTGGCCCCAGCGAGTAATTCTCTGGGAGATGAACGTCGCTCAGGTGGTATGGTGGTGGGAGACGGGATGGATGACGTGGGCACGCGAGCATGGCGTTCACGTCGATGAGGATCGGGATATAGGCCCGACACCGGATAAGGCAGCGTTCCGCTTCAGGTATGGCGGGGGCAAGGTAATCAGTCGATAGGGGAGGATCATGGCGGCACTCGGACAAGTCGGCTCGATGAGCGTTGCCCTTCTGGGCGACATCACCTCGTTCAACAAAGGGTTAACCACCGCTGGCTCGAAACTCAAGTCCTTTGGGACTAACGTAGCGAACGCCGGGAAAGCCATGACCCTCGGCATCACCTTGCCCTTGATCGCTATCGGAACGGCGAGTGTTATCGCATTCGACAAGCAGGCGAAGGCCCTCGCCCAAGTAGAAGCAGGTATCAAGTCAACTGGTGGCACATGTGGATTCACCATTGAAGAGCTAGCAAAGATCGCCTCCGGCTTGCAGGATATAAGCCTGTATGGTGACGAGGATATTCTGATAGGGGTCACCGCGCAGCTCCTCACGTTTTGCAATATCGCGCAGGAGCAGTTCGCAGCGACTCAGGTCGCCGTGCTTGATCTCGCAACGAGGATGGGGACGGATCTCAAAAGCGCATCGATTCAACTTGGTAAAGCCCTCAATGATCCGATAGCGAACTTGTCCGCCCTGTCTCGATCTGGTATTCAGTTCACCGATGTTCAGAAGGACATGATCAAAGCCCTGTGGGAATCAGGGAAGATGGCCGAGGCACAGAATGTCATCCTCAAGGAACTCAACAACCAGTTCGGCGGAAGCGCAGAGGCAGCGGTAGTCGGAGCTGGGAAGATCACGCAGCTCAAGAATGTGATCGGAGATCTGAGCGAGGAGTTCGGCTCGATCATCATGACCGGAATCACGCCATTCATCGATAACCTGAAAGAGATAGCGAAGGCCGCGGCTGCTATGAGTACCGAGTCGAAAGAGAAGATCGTCAAGTATCTCGCAATCTTCGCAGTGGCCGGCCCTGCGCTCTATGCAGTGGGGACCATAGCGAAGCTCGTACCAGCCCTGTACTCGCTGTGGGCTGCCATGGCTG